ACCAGAAACAGACGATTGCGGCTGAAACTTAAAACTCCCGTCTGCCTGTCTTGCAGGTACATCACCAGTTGCCGGTGTAGTCGCTTCAGCAACTTCAATTGCATTTGTTACAAGTACTTTCTCGCTTGCTCCGCCTGTATCTGCAACCTGTACTATTATTTTTCTGCTTGCGCCCATAGGTATATATCCCGTATAAAATTTGACTTATTTCCATTTTGGAAAATGCCGACAGGCAGGGTATAAAGGAAAAGAAACCTACCTGCCGGACTTGTTAACTATCAGCTCCCAGCATATTCCGGCATGAAGTTAATGCTCACAAGAACTTTGCTGTTTGCAGTTGCTTCAACCACACGACCAGCATATACATCTGTATCGGTGTCTGTAATCTCTTCAGATACAGAATTCCAATATGCGTTATCACCAGCCGCAAATGTGTCGCTTGTGTCGAACTCAAACACGCCCTTGACATAATGGGCACCGAGCTGTCCAGCTTCAATATCAGCCGCAACAACGCTTATAATATCTTCGCCAATAATAACAACATCACCAGCGGTTTCCGCTGTAACGGGTGTATAATTAATTACATCACCGCTCTGTTTATAGACTGCCATTTTTTTAATCTCCTGTTTTAAAAGTTGTTTGAAAAATTGAGCGTGATTTTCAGCATGCGCTCCCCGCTGCGTCTATGCGCTAATTAATTATAATCAGCTGGCGTCTCCTTCAGAGAATACCGCACCGCGCTTATCAATCTGACAAACGCCATAATCGAAATAAGCTCTCCATGTCCTTCCGAGAAATTCCGGTGAAGTAGTAACTTCTTCAACAACTGGAGTTTCGTTGCCTCTCAAATAAGCGATGCCAAATGCCTTAACAGTATCGCTAAACAGATACCAGCCTGTGTCGCTTGCATTTGCGTTGACCGCAAGATTGCTCAAGTACGGAGTTACAACCGGAATATATTCGCCGCTGTAAATATTGACATCAGGTATTACAGATGTTGCACCGATAACCTTCTGCCCGGTGAAAATTGCTCTTGCAGTTGCAGCCAATGCAGGCGGTACAACAAGATAACGACCCATGATATTAGCCGGTGTGCCGTCAATTCCTGTCTGCTCAAGGAAAATCTTCTCTGCTGCGGTTATACCGTCAATGCTAAGCACGTCTCCACCTGTAAGCATATTACCATTCCCGCTTGAGAAGAAGCTTCCAGTGTTGGCAAGAACCAACGCCCAAAAATCATTCTCTCTTGAATTGTATGCAGACTGTCCAAGACTTGCTGCAAGCCTTGTAAAGCCGCTAAGGTCATCGTTTATAAGCATCTCCCTTGTTATGCCTATCATCTTGGCTTTGGTGTTTACACGGTAAGTAAATGATTCCTCGGACATTGTGCCGCTCTTAATTGAGCCGCCGCCCTGTACCGCTTCCATCAGCCCAACTCCGCCGAGCTGTACGCCTGTATTGAGTTTAAAGTCATTTGCACTCAATCTCTCTGCGAGCAATGTTGCAGTTGACGGCTTTGCCTGATACGCATCAAGCAAAGATTTGTTTGCAAGATTTGAAAGCATGTTAGGAAGTGATACTGTGCTGAAACCAGCATTTATCAAGTCTGTATCTGAAGACATACTTGCAGAAACATATCCGCCCTCAGCCTTAATACATGCCTCAATTAGCCCCTTAAGCCCAAGATTCCTTAGCTTGTGTGCTGCATCAAGAGTTTTTTCATCAAAGCTGTTTTCGAGCTTGCCAGCCTTAATTGCGCCGGTTGACATACAAGCCGCTGCTGTAAGAACATCAACGTTTGTATCCTGTGCTCCTGCACCGGTGTTAATGTATGCAGCGTTTACATTGCTTGCGCTACGTGCCTTAAGTACATCGTACATCGCAGCCTTAGCCGCTTCTACGCTCATACCCTCCGCTATAGCCTTTTCAGCCACTTCCGGATAATCCTTGCAAGCCGCATTAATCTTGCTGATACGTGCTTGTTCATCACGCATTGCCTTAATGCTTGCCTCAACGTTTACAACTTCTTTTGACGCTTCAACCTTCTCGACAATCTTTACATCTTCAACTTTTTCCGCTGCCTTTGCAGCCTCAACTTCTTTCGACATTTCTGCCTCCTCTATATCAATATCGATATCTTCTGCTGCCATTGCAGCGACCTTTGCACTTGTATTTTCATCAGCACCCAGTGCGACAAATGAAACTTCATTTAATTTTGCTTTGCGGGCAACGTATAACGGTCCCGTAAACTCGCTACCATTTACGCTTACCGTCTTACCGTCCGCAATCTCAACTACTCTATTAACCTCAACACCTACAGAGGCTTGCCAAGGGAATCCGTTTTGCGAGCTTGCCACAACCTCATATTTTGCATCACCTGCACCAGAGCAAACACCTTCAACTAATACCGTATTGCCGTCCTTGCGCACGTTTGTCGCATGCCCAACAATCTGCGAGAATGTATGGTCTTTCAAAATCGGTTGATTTTTTCTGCCAAGATTAAGCCCTGCGAGGTCAATCACAACAGGCAGGTACCAGCCAGATACATTCATTTGACCACCGGTATAAGCCGTCATTGTGAACGTAGGCGGTGAATCTTTTTCTCCATCGATATTTTTTGCTGCAAAAAACTCAACCGGACTCCCTGCCTCGATTACGATTTGACGTTTCAATTTAGGTTTACTCATCTTCGGTTAACTCCTTATCATTATTATTTTCATTTTCGTTCGTTGGCTCTTTATTTATCATTGCGTCTATCGGGTGTATAAGCCCGTTCTCACGGTGCCACTTAACATCGTCAAGTAGTGTCTGCCTTGCTCTCTCTTTATCGATTCCCTTCTCGCCCCAAATTTCAGACTTGCTTGCAATGCCGCCTTCTACCCGTGCGTTGTCTGCGCTTGCAGCCTTTTGCGGGTCTGTATGACGATTGAAATGCGGCCATCTCCAAATCAATTTATAATTATCCGGCGCAATCCCTTTAATCGCAGTCTTTGACGCTTCGGCAATAAATCTGTGTGCTGTCGGTGTAAGGTCTCTATTCTCAATAATTTTTCGTACGAAACCGTAATCGAGAGAAAACCCGACATCGTCATATCGTGCGCTTGCAAAGTTACTTGTACTTGAATCTTGATTTGCAATGTTTGCAGCCATACCAACACCGGCACCAGCGTTTGCCATCATCTCACGGCGGAAATCTGTAGCCCCTGCAACTGGTTGAGAACCGCTGAATGACTGTATCTCGTAGTTTGGCGGTAGTATTGTTGCCGCTCCATCGTTAAGCTCAACAACCCCTTCCGGCAATAAATCTTGTAAATCCATTCCCAAGTTTGGATTTTTATTGACAATGAAAAGCGCAAACTTTGCTGCAATAATAGCAGCCGCAACCCGTGCTTCATCGTATCTTCTTTTTTTGTGTAAGTCAGGTAAACCAGCCGCAAGCCACGGTTCGCCACGTATTTGTTCTGGTTCCTCAAGATAATAAACATGCCGCATGTTGTTAATATCTTCGGCTGTAAAATTAATATTTGCTATGCCTGAGGTCATTATGTGATAACGTGTTGGCTTACCGTTACGGTCAACCTCAACGCCCTCAAATATATTATCTGACATGCCTACCCACGGCGTAGCTATCCGTTCAGGCTTTATTTGCATAAGGCGAAGTTTGACTTTTGAATTTGAGTCAACGTCATTTTTGTATGCAAGAAAATATTCACCACAAGTGAAAAGCTGTTTGACTCCGAGGTGTAAAAGTTCTGCGTAACTCTCACCGTGTATATATCCGCAAGTTTGTTTCCATTCTGCGAAAGCTGCTTCAGCTTCTTCCGCCCAAACCTTGTCATCAGACTCAATCGATAGCGTTGGCCCTGTGGATATACAGGCGTTTGCGTAAGTTCTGCATAACCCCTTTGCCGGTGCGTTTTGTCTAAGTTCGTATTTTATTCTTCTCCGCAATGTAACTAAATCAGCCTTAAGAGCGTCGTTAAGCGTCTCGCTGCCAGCGAAAGAGAAATCCATCGACTTGGAATCAGAAGCGGCTGAATAGTATGAAGCCTTTACCATGTTTCGGTATTGCTCAATTAGTTTATCTTTTTTAGATTTGAAAATCTTATTGAATATTCCCATAGTCAAGCGTCTCCCTTAAGCCCGAGCCTTGACATTACAAGCCCACCTCTTGCCTGTTGTGATTTTACGGATGTCCAATATGATAGTTCGGCCATAGCTTGCGCCCTGTCCATCGTGATTGTTCTGCCATCAGGATGCTTGATTGACGATACGCCGACAGACGTTTGCAAAAATGCCTCTAACAGCGTAATCATTGTATCAGGATTTACGGACATATATTATTCCCTTAATATTGAAATATACTAATAAGGTATAATATACGATATGAGTTGAACGCCCGAAAGCGAAATATTCCAAGCGTTTGAAGAAAGTGCTACATATAGCACTTTTGGTATATTTTTTTTATTTTTATGAAACTATTTCGTGGGTTCTGAATCGTTTGCCGCAATTACGACACTGCCTGTATCGTCTTATACCGCCGTCATATTCAAGCGTTGTTACTACCGACATATCAGCGCAACCGCAACGTATGCAGAATATACCCTTGCGGTCATCTTCATATACACCCTGCATTGCATTAAGCCGCTCTCTATCACTTTC